TCCTCGACGTGGCCGAGCAGCCCTGACCCCACCCGCAGCCCGGCTGGTAGCCGGGCAAGGAGAAGCCATGCACCGCGAGGCTACTGGCGCGGGCCTCAAGGAGGCCAAGGACGCCGTCGAGGCCGCGATGGATCGCGACCCGCGGATGGCGGAGATCCGGGGCCAGGCGCGGGCGGAGTTCGCGCGCCGCGTGATGGGCGGTGAGCCGGGAGGTGGCCAGTGAGCCGGGCGGAGTGGAGCCAATCCGGGGTGCTGGACCTCGGCCTCCTTACGATCACCATGTGGAGGCTGCGGGATGGCGGGTGGCAGGTGGTCACCGAATCCGATGGGGTGGAAGGCACCATCATTGAGGCCACCGACCCCGCCGCCGCCCAGGACGAGGCCCGCCGATGGGCCCGCGGGCTGCTGGCGGAGGCGCTGGAGCGGGTGGGGGTGGAACCGTGAGGCGCCCCTGGAGGGTGGAATCGAAGAGCGGCAACGCATGGGGGACCTTCGCCACCCGGGAAACAGCGGTTGGCGCCGCTGGCGAATGGGGCTCACAGAATCCGCGCTATCGTCCATTTCACGTCGTCAACCGCGACACTGGCGAAGTAATCGAACTCACGGTGGAGCCATCCGACACCGACGCCGGCCGCGAGGCCCTGGAGTAGCCATGACCGCGCCCCTCACGTGGAAAGAGATGCTGCGTTGCCCCGTCCCAGCGGTGGCCGTAGGGCAGACTTGGCGCACCCCCGACGGGTCGCGGCTCTACATCGCCCGAGCGGCGGGCCCTGGGCGCTGGGACATCGAGATCCATGGCGAGCCGGGGATGGACATGCCCGGCCAGACCGAGAGCTGGATTCGCCGCATCGGGCGCCTTGAAGGCTTCGACCGCCGCTCCCCAGCCGCGTGCGCCTGCGACGCCTGGTTTGGCTCCGCCGTGGTCAACCCCGAGGTGATGGAGGCCGTGGTCGCGCTGCTCTGCCAGATCGGATGGGACGGGCAGGGCGAAGCGCCTCCGATGCGAGCCTTCCAGCGTGGTCGATGCACCCTGGTCCCGCCCAACGGGTGGGTGATCCGCTACGCCCCCGGCCGGGCCACGGCGAATCTTGCCCGGCTACTCATCGAGCCCGGCAGCAAGGTTCGATGGCGCGGCGGCGGCGGCGGATCCTCACCCTACGATGAGCCGGAGTCGTGGGGGCTTCCCTTCGATGTGGGTGATCAATGAACATGCCCCTCGTCCTTCCGGGCTCCATCCCCGGCCTGCTCCAGGAAGGCTCCCGCGTCATCACATCGGACGGGATCGTCGCTACCGTGGTGGGCCTCTATCCAGCGCACCCCGACTTCGGCACGCGCGCCGTGTGCGGCCTGATCCCGCCACACAGAAATGCGACCCTTCGGCATCAGGATCGGGTGGAATCGCTATCGCTCGACCTCTCCTCCCGCACCAGCCGGGCCCACGCCGCGTGGTGGGCCGGCAGCGTGGGGGCCACGATGACGATCGACCAGTGGCCGTCCGACATGGGATGGGTCGTCGCGCTCCACCGCGCCCGGATGGGCGCCGACATGACGGACGACCAGATCGACACCCTCCGCCGCGGGTGCCTCCTGCTGGCGGGGATGGAAGACACGCCATGACATCCACCGAGATCGCCCGTCTCCTCCCCGCCCTCGAAGCCGCCACCGGCTACCCCTGGCGCCCGCGCACCATCGGCAGTGCTGAGTACCGCGTGGCGCCCTACGCCAACATGGCGCCTGCGAGCACGCCTCGGGTGTCGGTCGCCTGCTGGACTCTGGGCGGCCTGTCCGGGCAGCGGCGCGTGGTCGTTCGGTGGCGCGGGCCTGGAGTCTTTTCGCCTCCGCTTCGCACCAAGATCCTCGACATCCCGAGCGGCCGGGGATGGGCGGAGCGGGCGGCGGCTGTGGTCGCCCTGATGCTGGCCGAGGAGTCAAAGCCATGAACCTGACCGAAGCCCTCGCCCGCCTGTGCAAGGCCGACAAGATCGCGAGCCCGTGGGGGCCTGGGATGCGCGTCATCTGCACGGAGGATCCCGACTTCGGCGGGCATGCCGTCGGGGAGGCGTACAGAATCCGTGAAGTCAATGGTCCGCTCTGCTTCGGGCAGGGCGAAGGGGAGGACGGAGGTGCACGCGACTTCGCCGCCCCCGGCTTTGAGGAGGCACTTTGGAGGTGGCGCACCCGCGGTGAGCCCGACCTCACCGACGCCGCCACCGTCGGCTGCCTGCTGGCCCTCGCACGGGAGGCCGCCGGGTGTCCGTGGCTGTCCGTGGTCGGCGGTCCCGATGGGTTCTGGCGGATCGATGCCGAGGATGGGCCCGAGTGGGTGCGCGATCTGCACTCGCTCGCCACCGAAGCCGAAGCCCTCTCCGCCTGCATCATCGCGGCAGCCGAAGCCCGGGACACCTGACGGCAGGGCGGCCGGATCCGCCCGAGGAGGATGAGATGGATCCCCTCACCGAAGACGAGGCTCGATGGGTCCGCTCCCTGGAGAGGATCCTGCTTCGTGCTCCGTCACGACTGGAGCTGCTCACCATTGGGGATCGTGGTCTATCGGTGGTGGATCGTGATGGCGCAAGGCTGAGCACACTCTGTGATGGCGCCGCCAGGGACGATGGGATCGTCCTTGCGGACATCCGATCGCGGTGCATCATTCACGGCGTGTCGGGGTAGCCCTCACTGCTCCCGCTCCCTCGCCACCCGCCCAGGACCCCTCCTGACCCCTGCCGCCCGGCTCGCGGCTTCACCCTCCCCGCGCTGACCGGCTCCGGTGCGGGGGACCTGAGAGGATACCAGCATGGCCGATCTCTTCATGCTGATGATGCAGCATCCAATCTGGGCGGCAGGCTTCATGCTCTGGGGCGGGATCTGCCTTGCCTGCGGGGTCTCCCCGCTGTCCAGGTAGACATCCACCCGCCCACCGCCGGGCACCACAACCCCAGCCGGGCGGATGCGGCTGGGCGAGGAGGAGAGAGCGATGGACGAGTTGATCAAGTCCGCCAACGACTCGGAGACGTGGAAGCGGACCCGCGACACGCGGACCAGCTTCATCAAGATCAGTTTCAGCGATGACCTCGACTCCGTGATCGTCGCCACCGCCGACCACAAGAGCCCGTGGGTTAGCGATGGTGAGCAGCATGAGAGTTTCGAGGCCGCCCGGCGCGCGCACGGGCTCCCCGCGGTGGGTCCGGTGACCGCGGCGCCCGACTGGTCACGCCCCCGCTCGATGGGGTAGACTGATCCTGGGCCCCGACACAGCGGACAAGGCTTTGGCCGGGACGGCTCGACAGGATCAGCGTGGGAGGCTCCGGCCGCGGACCGCGCCCCACGAGCTCGACCGGGTGGGTAGCGAGTGGCTGACCAGTCGGGACCCCATCATGCTACAGTCCAGACAGGCCCCCGCGGCGACGGCCCCGACCTCCCCCTGGAGGCCGCGGGGGCTGTGGAGCTGCACCTGTCAGAGCCCGGTCCAGATCACGCAGCCGGAGCTCGGCCGATCGTCGACGAGCTGGAGCGGATCTCGCGGCTGCCCGTCGTCGAGGGGCAGGACCTCGCCGAGGTGGCCTCGCGTCTTGCCCTGCTCGCCTACAGCCTGCACGCCCGCATGGACCGCCTCCAGACCATCGAGCGCCTATGGGGGCTCGTGGCGGTGCTCGGCGTGCTGGGATGGATCGTGGCGGGCGTCGCCCTCGCCTACAGGTAGGTCGTGGCCACGTGCATCCGCTGGCGCTCGGCCGATGTCCGCATGCCCATCCAGGTCCACACGTCGTGATGGTCGGTGTTGAGGTAGTCGAGCCAGTCCGTGAGGCCGGCCGCAGCGGCGGCCTGGAGGTCATCCCGGGCACTCCAGGAGATGGGGGGTGCCTCCGCCACCGACCCGGCGCCGCTCACCTGGTAGACGATGTCCGGTGGGTCGTTGAGCGACCGCCCCGCCGGCATGTCGACGAGATATCCGATGTTGCTTTCCGCGCCTTGGCCCATCACTTTCTCCCGAGGAGCGCGTCGACCAGTCGCCGAAGAGGGCTCGCAGGCCGTGGGGGGATCTCTCGCTCGATCTCGGCGGGACGCACAGCGGGCGTCATCGCGCGGATCTCCTCGGGAGTAAAGTGCACGCCGCCGACGCGGTCGCAGTCCTGAGCGGTCATGGGGCACCTTCTGCGGCAGATGCCGCTCCGGGTGTAGTGGGTGGAGTCGAGCCGGTCTGGATGCCGAGCCATCCGGAGATCGCGGTCGCGAGAATGCCATAGAGGATGAGGGCGGGGCGGGAGGTGGCCAGGATCAGGATCCGCGACCCGTCCCGAGCGCGACCCACATCCTCAGCGGCCTCGCGCTCCAGCCCGGTGACCTCGCGGTGCAGGAGCTCAGCGGCACGCGCTACGACCGGGTCCGACACATCGAGGCGGGCGCTCACCCGGTCGAGCAGGCTGGCGACCCTGGCGAGCAGGCCCTGGAGTACCTGTCGGCCGTCCTGGGCCTCCAGGTAAGCCACCAGCGCGGCGCTCGTCTGGCGTCGCTCCTCCGCCGCCAGGGTGTCGCGGCCGAGTCTGGCGGCGGCGTCCTGGGCTTGAGGGGAGGTGGTGATGGGGTCAGACATGCGGCACCAGCAGCCCGCCAGAGTCGCCGACCGCGGGGGGATTCACAGGGCCCCCAGCGACACGCCAATGACGACGACGAGGAAGACGACGATCGCGGCGATCGCGGAGGCGATGGCGGTGCGCGGGGTCATGGTGCCCGCCTGATCTCGACGGTGACCTCGCCGCCCGCCCGGATGACCCGGATGATCTCCGCCCGAAGCCAGGTGCAGGCCAGCCGCGAGCGGAGGATCATCGAGTCAGTGCGAGCGAGGCCGAAGAGGAGGCAGCCCTCGGTGTCAGCGGGGCCGTTGCCAGGGTGGATCTGGACGTGGCCATAGCCGGGGACCGATAGCAGCTCAGGCGTGTCGGGCCCGTGCTTGGGGCTGTCGTAGAGGTGGACCTTGTAGGTCCCGAGCGGGATCGCGGTCGCGCCCCTGATCTTCGCCTCGGGGTGCTCCTCGAGGTGGCGATCGGGGTCCTCGGCGGAGAAGCCGAAAGGAAGGAAGCCGGCCGAGTCGTCGGGGAGATCGAGGTGGACCGTTCCGAGGGTGCGATCGGGGAGGAAGTGGTCGCGGGTGATCCGGATGGCCAATCGGGGGGCGGTCACTTCGCAGCCTCCCCGATCCGCATGGGCGCCTGGACCTCGAACAACTCCCCCATCCCCGCACAACCGGTGTCCAGGAGACAGGCAGCCTCGATGGCGACCCTGAGACGGAACTCCGGATCACATGCCCGAGTGGCATAGAGTGCCCCCATGGCCTCGCAGTAGCCCGACCCGATCGCCATGTAGCCATCGTGCTGAGCGATCGACCGATCCCCACCGATGCCCCAGAGCCCATAGGGCGTGGCCACGAGCAGGTCACCCTCCCGGAAGGTCCGCCCGTCGTGGACGGTGTCGAGCCCGTTGTGGGCGCTCCACTCCACCCATGCGTCCGAGAGGCGCTCCAGGTAGTCCTCCACATCCTGGCCGGGCTCCAGGTCGGGGGCGCGGCGACGGACGAAGCCTGTGATCGCGGCAGGCCCGGATCCGCCGATGAGGGCGAGGCCATGGCGGGCGACTTTCTGGACCGTCGAGGAAACGATGGCGGACCCGGCAACGGCGCGGGTGTCGGCCTGCATCCAGGCGCGACCGGTCCGGGGATCGTGGATGGCGGCGATGACGGTCACGGCCGCATCTCCGCCGCCCGTGCCACCAGCCGATCCGCTCGACGCCGGAGCCGAGCCGCGTCGAGAGGGAGGAAGGCGAGGAAGACGGAGGGGGATGGCATCAGCCGATGACCTCCCACAGCACGTCGGCCATGGCCCGAAGGATCGCCAGCATCACGGCTCGGCGCTCCTCCTCCGTCATCAGGGTATCCGTCTTCAGCATAGCCACCTGCTCGCGGAGGGTCGTGATGGTGGCGAGGATCTCGGTCATGGCAGCCCCAGGAATTGCTCAGTGTTCCCGAACTTGATGTTCTTCGAGACGGTTTGGTTGTACACCATGCAGATCAGGCCCAGCGTTTGACCGGACCGCGGCAGATTGCTGCTCAGCGCCACCTGCTGCATGGTGTTCGCCGTGCGATCGATCAGGATCAGCGTTGCCGATGCGCCACCCCGCGGCCAGTGGACGATCAGGGTGTAGCTGTGATCGGCGACCGGCATCGCGAAGGCAGAGCCGGCGGCCTGAGTGGTCCCATCCCGGGTGATCGGGATGAAGCCGGCGTCGGGTACGATGCTGCTGTAACGCAGGCCGACGAAGTCGCCGGTGATGGTGTCGGAGTCGGTCTCGTTTGTCGAGCCCCATCCCATCCAGACTCGACGAGCCCCGATCGTGGTGGGAAGCTGGAAGTTCACATAGGCACCGCCACCGTTCGCGAAGTCGAGCGACCGCGTCTCGATGCGGCATCCGGCCTCGGCGGCCCCGGTGCGGGTCACCCAGTTGTGCGCGGTACCGCCGCCGGTGCCGTAGTAGGTCGGCGCCTGCATGCCGCTGTTGTTTGTGCCGACGCCGTTGACCAGGCACGCGCCCATGCCGTACCCAGAGCGCAGGGCCAGGGCGAGCGGGATGTCAGCGATGCCCAGGGTGCCGAGCTGCATCAGCCCACTGGCGGTGGGCGCGGTCACGGCAGCGAGCACCGCCGCGGTCCCGAGGCCCAGCGTGGTCCGGGCATCCGCCGCGGTCGCGTCGTCGAGCAGGGCGAGGCCGGTAGCGCCGGGGGTGGTACCCGCGACCCTGACCACGCTGGGGGATGGGTAGGTGCCACTGAGGTCGCCGGCCGCAGCACCCGAGGGGGCACGCGAGTCGGTCAGGCGGGAGTCATTCCCGGCCGCAGCGGACGTCGCCGAGGTGCCCAGGGTGCGGAGGGATGGGATGGACGCGGCAGCATCGCTCGGGGGGATGTAGTAGAGTCGTCCCATCAGACGGGCCTCGCCAGCTCTACCTCCACGACGGTGCCCGCGCTGGCGGTATCGACGTAGAGGGTCGAAATGGGCTGTCGGAAAGAAACGGTAATCTCATAGGCCGAGTTCCCGGCGACGGTGAAGAAGTCGTCGGTGAGCTGTGCGCCCTGGGTGCCAGCGTGCGAGATCCGGCAGGCATTGGTGATCGGATGGAACGTCACGAGCAGGGGCCCATCTGGGAGGGTCATGTCGTCGGCCTCATTCGCATTCGTCAGTGTGATCCTGTCAAAATGCGGGAAGGCGTTCACGCCGCTGTAGTCATGGTCAACGGGCATGGCTCATCTCATCCTGCGGGGCGTGTGACGGGGGAACATCGGGGACCTCGGGTGCAGAGTATCACGAAACGGCACCGAGGCGCATGTCCCGCCCCGGATCCTCGATGAGGAGTAGCCCGACATCACAGGTCGGCGAACCATCGGTCTTCACCGACTCCACGAGGGCGACCTGAGACGAGAGGTAGAGATCCGGATCTGTGACCGTGATCACCTGGCCGCGCTCAATGCTCGGATAGCGAGACAGCGGCACACGATACGACACTCGACGGCGCGCGAGGGCATATGCCAGCGCCTGCCAGGAAAGCACCGCCTGCGCCGTGGAGTCGTCGTAGATGCACACGGTATCCATAGACTCGGCAATCACCAAAGGGTCGCCGTCCGGGCGCCGATACCGCCGCTGGGAAATGGTGCAGTGCATGGACGGCAGGCCGACGGACAGGCCCTCCGCTCCCAGGCGGGCCACTCCGCGGAAACTGCCCGTGCGGCGGGTGTAGGCATAGCGCAGGGTCCAGTCATTGACGATCTTGCTGCGGTCGACGCGGACGGCGCTTGACCGCTCGATGCCTGGGTCGATGTCCAAATCCAGGTGGTGGACTGCGTCGGCGCTCGTTGCCCAGTAGCGCCAGACGAGCGGGTACACCCCATCGGGCCCGGATACGATCGTCACAGGCAGCAGCGGCAGAAGGTGCTCCTTGGCCCATTCCCATGGCTTGACGCCGGTTTCGATCGTGAATCCCAGTTTGAACCGGGACAGGAGCGAACCGGCAACGGCGCATCGACCGCGATCGACCTTGATCGAGGTCAGACCGAGTAGCCATTCGAGCACCTCGCCCGCTGTCTCGATCGTTTGACCATTGGGGCCCTGCATGCCGCCGCCGCCATCGGTGGAGTCGAGCCAGCCGATGTATACCGGTCGGTCTACACCGGATGCCGGCTGAAACTCTACGTTTACGGCATTGTGGCCGAGCGATGTCGGCGGGCCAGCGACGAAGCCGTAAGGGCCTGCCGAATAGGTAAAGTCATCCGCACCCGCCGTCTTCGTGCCCCACCAGGACAGAAACGCGACCGGATGTTCCTGGCGGTCGTACCCGTTGCGCACCAGAAAACGGGTGCCGGTGGTGTACCCGTCGGTATTGGCGTACACCTCGGTAGCTGTGACGTGATGTCCAGCTATAACCAAGGTCAAATCCCCAACATTTCCGCCGCCCGCTGCGGTGTTCTGCTTGTCCACCCACACGCCGGCCGACCCGGTGATCCACCCGACCGACGTGATCATTGTCGACACTACGCCGGGGCGCCCGATGACGATTGGGTAGGCCAGCTCGAAATCGCTCAACGCCAGACTGAGAATCATGGCGTCGTCCCAGTTGTCGGCGAGTACTGCGGCCTCCGGATCTGGAAACTCCGTGGAGTCCTGCCAGACGTTGGCCTCCAGAGTGAATCGCACCGGGTCGTCTTCGGTTTCATACTCCGGATCCGACACGATGCCCACCAGCACCACCCGCCGCGCCTCCAGCGTGGTGCCCTCCACCCATCGCGAGAGCGTGCCGATGGCGCCGGACAAGTCGTGCCCGAGCGCAACCAGCCGGGGAACGTCAACCGGGAGCAGGACCGAAATGGTCGCACTGGCCGGCGCCGCGCTCATGTCGGTCAGCAGTTCGATCGCCTCCTCCATCTCGGGGCTATCCAATCCTGGGCTGTATTTCAGCAAATCCCCGTCGTCGGTCTGCACTTCCAGATCGCCGTCAGCCACACGGATCACGCCCCCGGCCCATTGGAGATCGAGCAGCCAAAAGAGCCTGGCGCCACCCTGGACTTGGGAGAGCAGATGGCGCGCGCTCATACATCCTCCTCGATGCGAAGCGTGCTACCACGATGCAGTTCACCGGGATCGGCCCATTCATTGCCGAGCACGACGTCCTTTCGCCAGGTCTCCGTCACGACCCGGCCATGCAGGACCAGGGCGCGGTTGACGACGCGTACAAGGGAGCTGGAGGTACTGGGGGGCGGTGCAGCCGCCACGTATGTCACGGGCACCTCCGCGCCCCCGCACCGCTCAAGCAGGCCGTAGACGTCATAGAGGGTCATGGCATCGGCGCCAACGCCAGACGCGGCGCCGCCAGCCGTCCAGCCCAGCGCGAAGTTGGGTGCCGGATTGATGGCCGTTCCGGCCGATGCGTCAACGCCGTCGGTCCAGCCGATCTCGACCGCACGTCGAGCCTTGGCCAAGCGGCGCACCCGGCGCAGACCGGTACGACCCTCGGTCATCTCGTAGATCGGGGTCACTTCGAGGCTGCGACCCCAATCATAGGCCCGGGCGAAATGGTGAAAGTGACCGATGTTCACCACCCCGATCTGGAAGTAGCCTTCGGCGGTGGACTGCACCGGAATGCGGATCCGGAAGGCATCGTAGGCGGTCGTCACCGGGACGATGAACACGCCATCCTTGAGCCAGATTTCGGCGGCCGTGCCGGAGGCGTCTTCGGTGCCGTCGACCTCTTCGAGGAGAATCCTCGTATTCTGCGTAGTCGAGCCCGCGACCCATGCGCCTCCCGTGTTGTGCCGGATCTTTCGGACGACGCTCGACTCGCCAGCGCCACCGACCACGATGTGCGAACCGGCGAGGATGTCTATCGGGAAGAACATTGCACAGGAGGATCCGCCCGTCGTGTCGGGTCGCACGATGCGGTCGTCAAGGGTGTACTTCAGGCCCGTCTGGACGCGCAGGTCCATCGTCCCCAGGTTCGCCCATACCCCACCGGCAGGGCGACCCCAGAGCGTGGCGGTGCCGAAGTTGCACTCCCCCAGGTACACTCCGAGCAGCGCGCCCATCGGCCATGTCGTACCGCCGAAGTCCCAGACGAGGTCGACCTGGGTATCGTCATCCTGCGACCTCCAGACCTCCCGCGGGCTCGGTGTGTGCACGTTGGACACCGGGTAGTCAAAACGCGGAGTGAGGTTCCATTCCTCGTTGCGAAATCCTGGGCCGTCGATGGCCTGGATGCTTACGCCATCGGTGAGATAGACCGGACGTGCGGAGTATGGACGCCCCACGAGATCGTCAGGGTTGGACTGGTTGACGATGTGTCCACCGGTGTAAAAGTCATGGGAGACGCCGACCAGCCGCCAGTATGTCTCGGAGTTCGCATCCTGACCGAAGATGACTGCGTGGCCGTTGTTGACCGCTGCCGAGGTCGCCGTCGTCGTCGAACCGAGCAGGATCCACTCCTGATCCGCCTGTGCGTGGTTGGTACCGACGTGGCGATACCACATCTTGGCGGTTGCGGTCGAAATGGCCACCTTCACCTGGATGTGTGCACCGCTGGCAATCGTGCTGGCGACCGTCGCGATATTGGCTGCGGCTTTGTTGTCGTAGAAGGTGATCGCAGTAGTCGAAACCTGAGCGACTACCTCATATTCCAGCGGGGTGGCGTCGGAGATCCGGAGGTTGACCCTGGCGGTACCGGCTTCCACGCGGACCTCCGCGATCACCTCCAGGCCCTCGGCCAGCGTACCGGCCAGCGTGGGGCCAGCCCGCCAGACCGCAGACTCACCTCCCGCCGTGGTCACATGGAGCCCGAGCTCCGTCAGCGCCACCGTAGGCGCTCCGGCGGTGATGTAGGTCCAGGTTGCGCCCGTGTTGTCGGGCAGGTCGTAGGGCACCCAGGTGATCACGTACCCGTTGATCAGCTCCGGATCTGGGAAGTCGATCACATCCTGGGCGGGCTCTACGCTGGTGTATCCGCCCAGATACATCAACGACACGGAATCATCACCGGTGCCGGGATTGGCTGCGTGGCGGGAGGCGAGCAGGCTTCGGCCCTGGTGCTCGATGATGGCGAAATCTTTGGGGTAGGTGCTCAGATCCGCGGCGGTCCAGGTCGGCACGCCATCTGCGACCACTGGACCGATTCCACCCAGATGATCCCATGTCTCCCCACCGTCAGTCGACCATCGCACCATGACTTCGCGATAGGCCCCGCCGCCCGAGTCCATGTCCGCGCCAGCCACATACAGATTGCCTTCATCGCCCTTCCAGAGGGCAAACTCGCCAGCCGTGAACAGGCCCGCTGCGACGGTCGCCCACTCCATGGTATCGGTCGTGGCGCTTACCGGAATGGCGGTCGCATCGGAAAGTAAGGAGAACGCGTTGCCCAGGACCCGGATGTAGGGAATGTATGTCGCGGAGTAGCCACCTGGCGCCGTGGACACGTAGCCCATGACGAGGCGCCCTTGGTGCTCGATGATGTCTGGGTACCCACGGTCTCCTGAGTCCAGCGTATCGATCAGCGAAAACGACGCACCGAGATCGTTGCTTGCATACTGATGCAGCTCCTCGTCTCCGGTGCCCGTATCGGTCAGATGCAGGATCATGCAGACCTGGTCGCGCAGTTCAGCCGCGCGGATCCGGAGCGGGGTCAGGCCCGCCACAAGTCCGCTCAGTACATTTTGCGAACCGACAGCCCAGGTCGCACCCCCATCGTCAGAGTAACTCATTCCCACGAGGTAGTACGTCGTGAAGTCACGCCAGTAGTAGCAGAGCACCCGACCCGATGGCAGCACGAGCAGGCAGGGATAGGCATCGATGCTCATGGTTGCACCCGGGTCGTAGACCTCCACCTCGGTTGCCGCACCGCTCGATGCGTTCAGCTTGTGGACCACGATTTGCCGAAGGTCCTTGTGGGACACGATCAGCACGGAGCCATCGGCCAGTTTGGCGAGATGGTGCGGGTGCCACTTGTTGGCCGTGGTCGATCGGGCGACGAAGCGAAACCCGGTCAGGTTGACTGGCGGCGCCCAGCCGCGCCAAAGTGCGTCTCCCGACTGCTTCCAGACGAATCGCGCGGTGCCGTCGGGGCTGCCGGCCTCGATGGTGCGGCCGGTGACGTCCGTGGTCTGCCCGATGGTGCCCACTGCCTCCAGGACGAGATCGGAATCATCGAGCGGCTCTACATCACCGGGGCGAGGGCCGTACTCGGTATAGCTGGAGGAGGACGTCGAAAAGTTGTCCCACGTAAATCGCGGGTCGGGGATGATTGGGCCCCGCAGGACCGTGGGTAGGGTGCCGGTTCCCATGTCAGCTCCGATGCCCATAGATGCTGGTCATCGACCGCCGGATGGCCTGGTCGATGGGGTCACCCATCCTGAGCCCGTCACCCTTCCACTTGGTCACCACGCGGTCATGCCGATAGACCGACACTGCATATACCGCCGGCTGAGGGGCGATCCCAGCGTCCGCACGGCGCAGTGTACGCTCGCCGAGCACAGACCGACCAACAGGGCTGGACACATATTCTTTGCGGGTCAGGGTGGCCGGGATCTCGTCAGGGGAGCCACCCGAATGGAACGTTGGATTCTGGCTCTGGATCTGGGCCACGCTGGCGAGTCCTGCAGCGGTCGCGATGGTCGCGCCAATGATGCCGAATGGCGACGGCGGCGGGCTCTGGGCGATGGCGTTGATTGCCGCGAGAGCCGTCGACGCGAACGCTTCGGCAACCTTCGCCGCCTTTGCCGTCTCCCATGCCTTTTTCGCGGCGTCCTGCTGGGCCTTGACTCGGGCGGCGAGGGCGGCTTTCTGCGTCGCGGTGTAGAATTCCTCGCCCGCGATGAGCTGATCCTGGAGCCGCTGGGCGCTGTCTGCGGCAACCTGGCTCGACTCCTCGGCCGCGCTGCCGACCATCGCGAGGCCCTGCTGGAGGTAGCCTCCGAGCTGGTTGGCGTTGCTCGTCCAGGCGGCGATGGCTTGGGCCGCGGCCTGCTTCGCTGCGTCCGCTTGCTTCGCTGCCTCCTCGGTGCGGATCCGGGTACGCTCCTGTTCCGCCTGCTCGGCGATCTGGGTGCGCTGGGCCTCCAGCTCTGCCTCGATGCCGGGGATCGAGACGCCCGCCTCCTGGGCGAGGGCGAAGCGCTGGCGGTAGATGCGGTCGAGCTCGGCGAGAGCCTCCTGCTCCCTCGCGGTGACGGTGTCGAGTCCGGAGATGGTGGCGGCGTTGGCTGCTGCGGCAACGTGGGCAGCCTGGACGCGCAGGGCCTCGGAGCGGACGGCGGCCTGCTCCTCAGACTGGGCGCGCGCCTCCTCCTGGGCCATGAGGGCGGCGAGGGCGGCTGCCTGGTCCTTTGTTGCCTTGGTCGCCGCATCCTTCGCCTCCTTCGCCCGCTCGTCTGCCTTGACGACGTCCTTGGTGACGTCGGCCAGTTTGCCGGTAATGGCGATCGACTTGGAGACCTCCGCGTTGAGGGCGTCGATCTCGGTGCCAAGCTCCGCGCTATCGGATGTGGTTCCGCGGATCGCCCACGAAACCGGCGACCATGCCTTCACCCATTCGGGTGTTCGCTTCTCGAACTGGTCGACAAGCTGCGTGGTAAGAGATGCCTGCTCCTTGCGCAGTTCAGCGATCCGCTTGCGCGTCTCCTCTGTGCCGTCCTGGTACGCCCTCCATGCCGACTGTCCCGCATCTTCCAGCTTGCGCGCCTCATCGGTCATCTGACCTGTAGCGACGGCCAGATCGAGGGTCGCCTTGCGAAGCGCCTCGACAATCGGCGCGCGCGCCTTTTCCGCGGCGGAGACCTCGGCGGCAATGGCGGCGGCTCGCTCGGACTCCTCGTTGTACGCCCGCCACGCGATGTACCCTGTACCCGCAACGGTGGCGATGGCCGCAAGGGCGGTCGCCACGATTGGGCCACCCGCAGCAGCAGCCTTGAGCGCGCCCGAGAGTGCGGACGTTTGGGTGACGACCGAGCCCATTTCAGGCGATACGACGCTCAGCGCTGCGCCCAGCGATGCCAGACTTTCCTTGGTTTTCCCTACCGCCTGCTCGTTGCCCCTCCATGCATCGGTACCGGCGCGGGTTTGCTTGTTCAGAGCTGCGGCTTCGGCCGCGGCCCTGGTCGCGGCAGCTTCTGCCCGGCCGATCGCCTTGCTCAGGTCGTTCAAGACCTTGGCTGCCGCCTTTCCGCCTTCGGGCACGACGGCTGCAAGCTGCTTCCGCAGTTCGGAGAGATCGGCGCCGATGGAGACGAGGCTATCGGCCATCAGGACACCGAGCCGGCGCGCTTGAGAAGGTCGGCCACGATGCCGGGGAGGGCCGCCTTGAGCTCAGCCTGGACCGCCTTTCCGGGGCTGCGGAGGAGGTCGAGAACCACGCCGCCACGGCCGGGGGTGCGGGCGCCGCTCTTGAATGTCGGCGACGGCCTGTAGACTCGGTAATAGCCCTTCTTGCTCTCGCCCTCTGAGACGAGGTCCCAGCCGCCGGGCGCGATCGGGTCGTCGATGGTGATCCGGCGCTTCTTCGCGTCCACCTCAAACTCAGAGGAATGCCAGCGGATGAAGTAGTCGTAGGAGGTCGAGCCGTAGATGGAGCAGCGGATGGAGGTCCTCACGGGGTCCACGATAGTCGCGACGTGGAGGCCCCTGCGGCTGGCTCCGGTGCGAATCGGCCACTGGCTGCGGGCCTGCTCCAGGAGACCGTCGGCGCGCGCCTTGATCTCGGTGCCCAGCGGGCCGATGGAGGCGAGTAGGTCCCGCTCCAGGTCGCCCGCGAGCGCCCCGGTCATGGTGACCTTCGCCTTACCTCGGCCGTAGACCACCGTGGACATCAGCGCCTCCGTGGGTTGGCTGCCTTTTGGAGCCGGATCCGCTCTCGCCAGTCGGCGAGGAGGAGCGCCTGGGTGCCGCGGTCCAGGTCCATCCACCACTGCGGCGGCTGGCTGTACTCGCGGCACAGTGCCAGCCCATCCATGATCAGCCCCCCGCGGGGGGCTCGGAGAAATCCTGCGCTGCCTGGACCTCAGCCTCGGTGAGGAGCGTCGACTCGCACCACTCCTTCGCCGCGACGAGGGCCGCATGGAGGTCCCGCATGGGCACCATACCCTTGGTGCCCGCCCGCAGGTCGTCATAGATGGAGTGCCCGTAGTCCTCGATGCGCGTGCCGGGCCTCCAGGGCCGCGGAGGCGACCGCGTGGGCCAGGCGACGCCCCTGGGCCAGGACACGGCCAGAGCGGCGGCAGAGAGCGCCAGGACGCCACCCAGCCCCATCACCTCCAGCTCCTGCGGCTGGCGGATGAGTGCCATCACCGCGAGCGGCGAGGGTTCGATCAGGGTGGTCGTGATTGCGCCGATGGTGATGGTGGGGGCGTCCATGGTCGTGCTATCTCGCGCTGATCAGGGTGAAGGTGCCTTCGGGGCCGGTCGTGGTCATGGGGCCCTTGACCTCGAAGCTGAATGCGACGGTGGAGTAGGGCGACCCCTCGGTAACCGTGAAATCGGTCAGCTTGAGGTCGTCCATCGTGTACTTGCGCGTCTCGGCGCCGTACGCGAAGGAGAAGACGGCGTCGACAGTGGCGTAGTCGCCGATGCCCACGCTCGTGGATGTGAACCCGGCGGTGGCACCAATCGCCAGCATATTGAAGGGTCGGGCCGGACTCGACAGTTTGGCCGTCACGGTGACAGTCGGGTAGGCGCGGGCGCCCTTGCGGATGCCGGTCAGGTGCCCGCGGCTCTCGCCCTCGTCGGACGCGCGCCCGTCGGGGAGCAGGCCGGCGAGCGTAAAATCACCCTCGGCGAGCTCCAGCGCCTCGGAGTGCGCCGCGTCGTCGGTGACGGTGAAGGAGCCGTCGGTGAAGTTGGCATGGATCGTGGACATCAGGAAGCTCCCACCATTTCGATGTAGTAGGTCGAGCCGGATCCGCCGTTGGTGTCGACGATGTCGAACTTCGAGTTGACGGTCACGTTGAGGCCGCCAGGTCCGAAATCCATGGCCCAGGTCTGGCCCGCCCCGAGCGGCACATAGTCAGTTGCGGTACCGAAGAAGCCCATGTAGTTTGCCGCCGGAGCGTCGATCTTGATCGCGCCGGAAACGCACCTGACCACGATGCACTTGAGCTCATCGAGGTCGACGGTCGCACCCTCGATGTCCGTCAGGGCGCCGGCCGCGAGCGTGTTGTAGCTGTCGGTCGCGGCAGCGGCGAGAGTCTTGAGGCCGGGATTGTAGATCGTGTCGGCCTGTCCGGACGCGTTGCCGCTCGTCCAGTAGGTACCGCCGGTCGCGTTTTCGAGCAGGCTGAGTCGCGGACCGGACTTCCCGGCGTTTGCGGCGGGGGTCGAGGTGGCCTCGATCATGATGCGGGCGTGAGCGGAGACGGTGGCCATTAGCTGCCTCGCGGGAGAAGAAGGGAGGCGGTCAGGGTGACCGTGAGGAAGTCGTTTTGGGCGGGCTCGATGGTCCACGCCTTGGGGAGCAGGCGTTCCCCGCCCGGGAGACTCCAGCCATTCAGCATATCAGCAGCAGCGCGGGCGGCGGCGTGGGCGCGAGCCTGGGAGATGGCGTCGTCATCAGCTTGGTAGCGTGCGGCGAAGACGAGCACCGCGGAGTGCTCGATGTGGGTGCGGACGAAGGTGGCTGCCTGGCCGAGGGCGAACCACGCCCGGAGGTGCTCGGGTGCGGTGATGATGTCCGCGGGGTGGCGGGCCTGAGCCCACCCGTCCGAGGTATCCCATCGGTAGCCGGTCGTGTCGAGGCCCGCGAGGCGGGCTTGCACGTCCTCGATGATGCTGGCGTAGTAGGCGGCGTCGGCGATCACCACCACCCCCCGGTCGCCACGGGGGCGAGTCGGATGGGCTGGCTTGCGCCGCGCTTGACCTCGGCGGGCTCGTCGTCGTACTGGAGGACCAGGGCCGCCTCGGCCCTCTGCATCTCGAAGAAAGCATCTTTGGAGGCCCGATCGAGCCAACCGCCGGAGTCGTTGGGGCAGGCGAGGATCGCGAGTTGGCGGGCGCGGGCGAGTAGCCACGCTCGATAGCCGGTGGGCTCGCGGCACTTCCAGATCGGGCGCCCGTTGTCCAGCATACGCTGGATCAGCTCGTAGTAGGCTTCGTCGATCTGGGGCTGCCAGCCGACATCATCGCCCCGCGGGCCCTGGGCCTGCGGGATGCGCTGCTTGAGCTCGGGCACGCGGGCATAGAGGTCCGCCGCCGACACCACGTTGGGAGGGACGTACTCACACATGATCGCCGACGAGCGGAGAACGTAGGTCGTCGAGCCGATGACCAGGTGGGCGTAGACGGTCCACCCGAGGCCGACGGGCTCGGTGGAGGCCGGGGCGCTGAGGTCGTACTGGGCGATGGAGCCCGACACGGCGGTCATGGCGGTGCCGGCCGCCACGAGACTGGTGGTCAGGTCGGGGCGGACGATCTGGACGGTCGAGCCGGCGAGAGTGGGCGCAACGAGGGCTCCCGATCCGGGGTCGCGGACCGGGAACGTCAGCGTCTGCGCCTGCCCCATCTGGATCAGATAGGGAATGGGGCGCGCGATCGCGTAGGTCTCGTTGCGGACGGCCATCAGGCGAGAACCGGCGCGGTCACGCCATCGGCGTCGTTGCCGAGTTCGATGGCGACCCAGGCGGTACCGCTCCAGCAAAGCACCGCGTAGTCGCCCGCGTCGGCGAAGGTGATCGTGGTGCCGCCGCTCAGGCTGGTCGGGGTGAGGGTACCGTCTCCGCCGTCCGCGACCATCTGGATCCGCTTGAGCTGACCGATCTGGGCACCATTGGCGAGTGTGCCAGCATTGGCCGCGGTCGTGGTCCAGTTGGTTCGGTAGGTCGTGATGTTGATCGCGCCCGCGCCGCTGAGCGCCTGTGCGGCAGCGATCGGGATCAGGGGGACGACGGTGGAGCCCTGGCCGGTGATGGACACGGCAGCCGTGAGCACGAGGGCATCGGCGGACTGGTCCCACGTCGCCTTCTGGCTCGCAGTGTCGCCGTACCAGACCTGATCGATCCCAGCGCCGTCGACGCCCCAGCGGATCTCGCTGTTGGTCGCGGCCTGAGTGACGTTCAGGCGGGTGCCGTCCCAGGAGAACACGATGTCGGAGCCGTCGCCGAACTTCGCGCCGGAGGAATCGGCGAGAAGGACGTGCGAACCGGACAGGACGGAAAACAGGTTCGCCGTGAACTTGAAGTCATCGGCACCGCCGATCTTGACGTCGATCTGGTCGTCGGTGTCCGCGGTGATGCTGGTGTTGCCGTCCGCATCGAGGATCAGCTCCGTTCCGTTGAGGTCCAGGGTGCTGAGGGCGGCCGGGTCGGCGGCGGTCCAGTTGGTGCCACCGTTGACGGTGACGTACAGGAACGTGGACGCGGTACCATCGCGGCGGAAGTACACGGCCGCCTGGGTCGAGTCCATCACCTGCCCAGTGGGGAGCACTCCGCCCGAGGGGGCGCCCTCGCCGGAGAAGAAGATCGGATCGGTCTTGCGGCTCAGGCTGGGGACTTCGAGACCGAAGGACACGCCACGGAAGGTGGGATGGACACTCATGGGGGACCTCGTGTGAGCCGGCTTTCGCCGCCCCTTGCTGGTGGGTTCTACTTCTCGGCGATGACCTCGGGCGCCTTCGCACGACCCCGGCGGGCCGCCTTGCCGGCGACTTCCGCCGCGACGCCGCGAGCGTCGTCGTAGATGCCCCGCAGGTCGGCGGGGACGTGCTCCTCGGGGAGGTGGAGCACCGCGATCCGGAGGGCGCGCTGACCGCGGGGGTCGTTGCGATCCTGCATGTGGCGGCAGTGCTCGATGGTCGGGCGGATCGCGATGGTGATCTGCTCGTCGGTGGGGTGGCCGTTGGGGCAGATCAGATCGAGGCAGGTCTCCAGCCACCGATCACGGCCGTCCAGGTCCTGCTTCCAGGTGGCCTGGATGGCGCCCAGGGGGACCGGTCGGGCCCAGGCGTCAGACCACTGGTAGGCATCACTCCCGCCCGCGGTGCGCCCGCGGTGACAGACCATGTAGGTGGAGCCATGGGGCGGGCCGTAGGTGGCCGGGTCGCGGAGGACACCCCATGCCGTCGCGGGGCGGTCGTGGGGGATGATGAGGGTGCCGGGCGCCGATGCACGGACGTTGGAAAAAAAGCCCATCCCACCCTCAGAGTCGCCGACCGCGTTGGCGCCGAAGCCGGGCTCGTGCCAGACCTTGCCCACCACGGGCAGGATCCGGCCGCCCCTGCATTCGAGGCGGCCGGGATTGACGACGTAGGACCATGGCAAGTTCGATCCCGAGAAGATCGGGAGCCCTCCGCCGGGAGAGCCGGAGCCGGTGGCGAAGTTGCCGGCGAATGCGCTGGCTGCGGGATTCTGCGGGGAGGCGGAGGGCTGAACGGCCATGGGTACGTCCTACTCGTGGCGGGGTCGGATCAGGTCACGTAGACGAGGGCGGCGGCGCGGGCCTGCTCACGCCAACCGACGGCGTTGTGCGAGACCATCTCGTACAGAGTTGTGCCGCCGGCGCCGCGCTTGGCCTCGATGGTGACCATGCCGAGATCGGCGACCAGGTCGGCCTCCGGAGGCAGAGGGACGCGCTGGTGCTTGGACATCACAGCGCCCGTGGTCAGGATCAGACCGTAGGTGTCGCCGCCGGAGGCATCGAGCTCGCCATTGAGATAGAATTCCACGCCGTTGCGTGTGCCGACGAAAGCGCCACCGCCGAGACGGGTGATGCCGGCCGCGGCCTCCTGGCTGAACTGGACCGCGCCACCAAGGGAGCGGGCGTCAGCGTTGAGATCCTTGATGCCCTTGGCATCGAGGAAGCCGATCGCCGGGCCCTCGCCAGCGCCACGGTTCTTGAAGTCGACGATCCCGTCGTCAAGCGCCTCGAAGGTGAGGTCGACGCCGGTGGAGCCGATGGTGTAGGTCGCAGTCGTCGCGAGGGCGAGGATGCGATCGAGCCAGTCGTTGAACCATACGCGCATGGCCTCGTAGATCATCATGGCGTAGATGCTCGGGCTGAGCTGGCCGCGGAGCATGGGCTCGCCGATGGAGCGGGCGAAGTCGCTAGCGGTCCGCGCGTAGGCCCGGCGTCCGGGGCTGATCGTCGAGGTGTTGCTCGTCGAGAAACTGGTGGCCGTCGCAGTCGTGCCCTCAGCCACGGCGGTCATCTTGCCAGCGCCCAGGGTGAGCAGCGAGACCGAGACGCCGAGTTCGCCCAGGAGCTGGCCGAGCGCCTCATCCGCAGCCAGAATGCCGAGGATCACGGGGTGGCCCATGACCTCCCGGTTCTTCACCGTGTCGGAGAGGGCGAGCTCGATGGAGCGACGAGCGACGGCGATGTAGGCATCGCCCAGACCAGCGGTGGTGAGCCAGTTGCCAGCGGCCATGACGACGAGTCCTTGCTACCCCGAGGACTCGTTTTTTACCGTCTTGGCATGACGTGGTGGGGCGATGGTCAAGGTCTACCACGGCCCCATGGGCGTGTCAAGTCTCCGCGGCTGGATCGATCTTCGCCAGCGCGGCGAGGTACTCCGCCATCGTGGTTGCCTTGCCGGCGGCGGCCAGCGGATCGGCTCCCCCCTCGGGCTTGGCGAGCACCTTTGGCGGGGGCTTTCCGCTGCCACCTCCGCCCTTGTTGCCGGTGTCGGCCGGTGGCGCGAGGTAGGCGGCGACGGTGCGCGGGATCTCGGGCGGGGCGTTCTTCTTCGGGTCTTCGACGTGGGCGGCCTGGGCGGTCTTGATCCCGATCAGATAGTCCACGGCGCTCTTCGGTCGGGTGTCCTTGGGGAGCGCCTCCCATGCGTCGCGGAGAGCCTTGCGCCCGAGGGGATCGCTGATGCCATGTTCGACGAGGGCGAGATCCTCCTGGTGGCGGGCCATGACCTGGCTCACCGAATCGGCGGCAGTTTCGCGGAGCTTCTTCGTCTCCATCTCATAGCCCTTCTCCAGGTCGCCGACCTTGGCGGACAGTTCTTCGATCCGCCTCTCGGCGGCGGTCGCGCGATCCTCGGCTTCCTTGCGCTTCTTCGACTCGCGATCGAGCCGCTGCTGCATCCAGGGCTCGAGGCGGCCACCGCGGGGCGGGGGATCTCCATCCTCGTCGTCATCGACAGGCGCGCGCTTGTCCATCTTGAGCGCCTTCTTCAGTTCGGCGGCAAGCGCCGCGATGTCCAGGTCAGCCATGCTGTGTCCCTCCTACGGAGTGGTCTTCGGATCGGGTGGTGGTGCTGCAGCGGGCTTGAGCGCCTCATCAATCTCGCCCCGGTACAACACCTCATAGGGCGTCTCATCGAAGTCGGTGCCGGGCACGATGTCGTTGGGGAGCCGGTTGGCGACGGCGGCGCAGCGGCGGAGGATCTCGGAGTCGAAGCGGCGGCACTCGGCGTGCTGCATCGAGATCAGTTCCTCGACGGCCCGCCGCTCGGTCTCGGTCGGCTCGCCGCCGGTCTGCTCCAGGCTGACCGCAAGGCCCATGACCTCGCCGGCTCCCTGCTCGTACTCGCGGATCGCCTTTCCGGTCGTCAGGGGGTCGAAGGCAGGCGCGTCCTGCCAGTGGTCGCCGGGCCTCTCCGGATCAGTGTCCTGCCAGCGGTGGACGTACTCGGGGCCGGCGACGGTGCCGGATGCCCCGTGACCACCCTCAGAGGCGGAGGTGTCGCGGGAGATTTCCATGCCCCGCACGTTGCGGGCCGGGTGGCTGGCCTGGTCGGTGCCCACGCCCCATGCCGTCCAGCGCATGGCGACGGCGCAAGTGGCCTCCACGAGAGGGTTTGTCTCGTATGGATAGCGGTCGTTGCCGGTGATGACAATCGGGTGGAAGGGGCGGCCGTCCGAATAGCGCCACCAGTAGTCCGCGCCCTCGTAGGTCTCGCCGTGGACCTGCTGGGTGAGATCCTGGCCGCTGCCATCCTCTCCGCCCATGATCCGGAGGCTCGGGTTGTCGAGGTCGGTCAGGTCGTAGATGGCCCATGCGGACTGCTCGACGCCGCCGACCACGACAGACACGTAGCGGGCGATCCTCGTCGGCTCGGTCGGGTCGTCGCTGGCGTACTGGAGGCGGAGGTCGCAGGGGCGGATCGGGGTGAGGGTGATCTGCTTCGACCTCGCCGACCAGCCGATCTCGACGCCCGCGAAACACACGCCGATCCGGTAGCGGTGGGCGACCACGTCTGCCTGGACGACGGAGGTAGGGAGCGGGCGCCCGCCGGCTGCGCTGTACTGCCTGACGAGCACCGATGCTGAGGCGTCGCCCAGGAGAATGGCGAGATCGGGTCGCATCTCCACCACGAGGGGCGGGCGGTAGTGGGTGCGGTTGATCCGGTCGACCCAGGAGCGGAGGCGGTTGCGCGAGACGTCCGGGATCCACTGATTGGCCCGGTCGCCGAATGTCGCCTTGGACCTGCGCCGGATGTCGTCCTCGTGCTCCTGGGCGAGGATACGGCAGGCCAGCTCGATCTGCTTGATCGGGGTCCGGCGCTGGGTGACGCCACCGAGGGAGCGGGGGTAGCTCATCCGGGTGCCCGCTCTTCGGGCCATGCGAGGGTCTTCATTGCCATCGCGAACAGGCAGTCACCGATTCGATGGGCCTGATCGGGTTCGGCCCAGTCGGCCAGATCGAGGGCCGCCGCGTACCTGACCCCATCGACAACGATTGATCCCTCGATGGCGCCGTCCGATGGGCGCCGGGTCACCGTCGGGGAGAGGTCTCGAAGTTGCGGATGCAGGATGAAATCTACCATGGATAGATCCTACTACGCTGCTTGTCGCCCGTCTACCAGGGCGATCGTGGGGTAGCGGACGGAGTCGATCCCGTCCTTGGCTGGGTCGGTGGTCGCAGCCTGCCAGGAGGCGAAGTCGGCGTCCAAGGCGTTGCACTCGGGGCGGGTGGAGATCGTGAACCGCTTGGCGACCATGAGGCGGTGGAGGCTCTCGCAGCCGTCCCAGACCGAGCCGTGGTACTTCCGGGGCTTGCCCATATGCTGGAGGGCCGGTGGCAAATCTACGATCCATAGATGCCGCTTCCGCTCGGTATTGATCCCCATGGCCTGGGCGATGGCCTGCTGGAGGCGGAGGTTGCTCTTGACGCCGCCCCATCGATCACCGCCGTGGGAGCGGTCGCCGACCCAGAGGTCCACGTCCTCGATCCGGTGTCCGTTGCGGGCGATCATGTCGAGGATGTTCCTGGCGTCCTGCTCAATCTCGGTGCGCCCATCGGCCTTGGCGTGGTCGGCGACGTGGACGCGGGCGTTGTAGGAGCTCCCGGAGACGTAGACGAGGCTGGCACGCTGGGCGCCCGGGCGGGAGCCGTGGTCGATGCCGATGCCGATCAGGGTGCCGTCTGGGGCTTTCCAGTCCTGGCGTAGATGCTGGCCCCACTCGGAGAAATAGGCGGTGTCCATGCGTGGGCGACGTGACCGCCCGAGGCGCATGTCCGCCTCGATGGCGCTCACCCCCTGCTGGAGTCGGTCGATCTCCGCCTGCGTGATCCAAGGCAGTTCGACCAGTCCGCCGCGGGGCGTGCAGTTCGCCAAGGTCGTCTCGACCTGGATCTCGCCCGCCCAGTCGATGGCGGGATCGTCGATGAGCCGCCACATATGATCGAGTTTGTGGGACGTGGCGATCGTCGGGGTGAAGGTGACGTACATCCGGCCATTGCGGGCCATGAGTCGAGGCAGGAGCTCATTCTGGACGTCCGCTGGCAGGGGCTCGTCCGCGGCTACGATGTCCGCGCGCGGGCCGGCGAGGTTCGATGCCCGGAAGGTGCCGCACCGAAGCTCAGAGCCGGCGCATGGGCCACTGATCACCTCATAGACCGCGAGGCGCTGACCCTTGACGCCGCCGCCCTCGTAGCGGATCCCCTCGCGAAACATGCCCTCGGGCAGGCTCGCGAAAAGGTACTTGAGAGTCTGCCCGAGCTGGGTCCAGGTGTTGCCCGTGAGGATCACCACGTAGGGACGGCCGGGCTGCTGCCAGTGGAGATCCCCCATGAGGCCGCGCTTGGCGATCTCGGCCAGGACCTGGCTCTTACCGGCCGCGTTGCCGCCCCATAAGGCAGTGAAGAACAACGGGCTCTCAATGAAGGCGCGCTGCTTGTCGCTCCAGTACCGCGTTACCTTCGCGGCGCTGGGCGGGGTGTCCTGGTAGAGCTCGATCATCAGGCCCGACGCAGCATGAGTCGATCACCCTCCGCCACGAGCTGGTGACCTTGACGGCGGAGGTACTCGCGGACGAAGACCTCCAGTTCGTGGACCGGCGCCTTTGCCGCTGCCGTCTCGACGGCGGCCATGCGCTCGGCAGGCGAGAGGTTGCGACCCTCGGCCTTCGCGGCGGCCACGGCTGCGGCTCGGAGCGCGGTCAGGCGATCGTGATGCTCGCCCAGGAGCTTGGCGACGCCTGCATAGCCCGTGGTCCCGGGGCGACTGGCCTCCAGGTTGCGGGTCAGGGTGGCCACCATCCACTCCTCAAAGAGGATGGAGTCCATGCGGACCGTGGCCGGCAACTCGTCCGGGTCGGGCGTGGGGAGGTGGGGCGCGGACTGGACCAGCCGGATCGGTGGAGGCGGATCTACTTTCGGTAGATCGCAGCACGCGGCGGCCCACTCATCGGCGTACCGCCCGAACCAGACCCTGAGCGTGGAGGCGTTGACGCCGCGATCCTCGCAGACCTGCCGCTTGTGCTCGGCGCTGGGCTCGCTGAGCCCATCCTCGCGGGCCAGTCGGGCCAGTTCAGCGAAGACCTCGACGATCTCGGACACCGTGCGCGGCTGTGACCTCTTCATCTACCACCAGTAGCTAAGATGACACTCAGAGTAGCATGCTACCCAGGCTTGGGAGGGGGTCGCGCGCCGACATAAGTTGCAC